CGTAAGTTGCTTGAGGAAGGAAAGACCATCACCCCTGAAGTTTTGACTAAGTTTAAGGGTACCTACGGAGAGCATCTTGAGGCACTGCCTGGACTCCAAAAGTACCTCGGAAATGCAGAAGATGCCGTTACCAAGTCTGTTGCTGCGGACGCTCAGTTCAAGATGGAGTATAACCGCCTACGGAATAGTGAGAAGCAGATCACTACACCTGATGGCCATATCGTAGAACGTGACCCTTTGGTTAAGGCGGTGGGGGCGGATGCCGTGGTACGTGCCTATCGTAATGCGCCTGACTTGATTAAAAGCCTTAAGAATGATGCTGAACTGGCCCGACGTCTTGAGTTTACCTACAAAGATGAACCCAAAGGCATAGAAGCTATTCGTAATTACACGCTTCAGTTAGTGGCCCAAGAGGAACGTCCTTTAGTTGCTTTAGCCGACATTATGAAGGCCAATCCAACGATGAAGCGATTACTGACGAATCACATGGAGACTTACGGAGGCTTGCTTGGTTCCCTACAGAATTTGAACAAAGCCAATCCACCTAAGGTCTCTGCCCAGTCCATTAAAGAACTCCCGAAGGATGCTGCTGAAGCGGCTACAGGTCTTTCCTATAAAGGGTACTTTGATGTTATTCGAAGTAAGCTGGCCTCTACTACCCAGAAAATAGGTACGATTGCAGGTAAGATCACGGAATCTAAAGCAAGTAAGCAGTTAGCAGATTATGAGAAAGGTCTCCTAATGGACGTTGATGGCCTAGTCATGCTCTTACGCGCATCTGAGAAGGCACGTAAGGCGGCTGTTACTAAGGACTCCGGTAAATTAAAGTCTGCTATGGCGGAAGCTGAAGGTGTCTTACAGGGCGCACGCTCGGCGTTTAGTACTACAACTAAGGAGAAAGCCTTACGCGGGGCGGTTGGCGCGAGAAGTACCTCTGAGTATGTAACTGAAGAGGATCAGATTAACTCTAATGCAGAGTTACTTGAGCGATTAAAACAGGCGGATTCTGATGAGTGATATGGAAGATAAGAAAGACTACAAGATCGTTATTCCCGCACTTCAGGACCTTACGTTCTCCCCAGAGCAAGTCGCCAAGCGTCGTGGCCCTAAGCCGGGTGTTGCATCCAAGCTTAAAGCCATTCGGGATCATCTCGCTGAGACGGGTATGATTGAGAAGTTGGCCGATAAGATGTACGCCATAGCCATGACGGATGGTCACCCACTTCAGGGCGTAATGCTAGCTAAGTTTGCTGACAAGGTATTCCCTACTTCGGGGTTTGATGAGGCGGGAGCAGCTAAGACGGGGAACACAGTGAATGTTATTATCCCAGGGGCCAGCCAAGGACCTATTCCCATCATTAAGGTAGTCGGACCTAAGGATGTTGACTAATGGATTATGAACTTAAGCTAGAGCGACACCAGTTAGAACTATGGAACTCACCTGCCCAGATTCGGGTAGGGGTTTTCGGACGGCGCAGTGGTAAGACCTGGATGGCCGTTCGATGGATAAGCCTTGCGGCCCTGAATCCCCGTGCCGACGGTACCTTGCCGGATGGAGTAGCGTTGTACATAGCGCCAACGCTTCAGCAGGTTAAGGATATTGCATGGGATGAGTTCAAGAGCTTTCTTGCTATTGCAGACCCTGCGGCAGTGTTCATCGAGAATACAGGTGAAATTCGACTATCAAATGGTAAGAGAATCTTATGTCGTGGCTCTGACCGTCCGGATACTCTCCGGGGTATGGAGATTTTCGCTTGGGTAGTTGATGAGATGGGCGATATGAAGCCGGAAGTAGTAGACGCAATTATATTGCCCTCAGGTGCAAAGCAGTCTGCCCCCGGAATCATCATCGGTACGCCTAAAGGTTTCAACCACTTCTACGATATTTGCGAACGGGCCAAGTCCTTAGGTCATTGGTCATACCATCATGCTACTATGGTGGACAACCCTCATATTCCTCGGGATACTATCGAGAAGCTAAAGCAGACTTTAAGTTCGTTCTTGTTTCAGCAGGAGATTCTAGCGAAGTTTCAGGTCAGTTCGAGTGACTTATTCAAGGAAGAATGGATCATTGAACGCAAAGATAAGCCCTTAGATGGCGTAGGATTTGTTGCCGTAGACTTAGCGGGATTCTCAAACATAGTAGCGGCGAACAAAGCGGCCAACCCCGCCTCTTACTTAGATGACACGTCAATTTGTCCGGGGTACTTACACGGAGAGAATCGCATCTGGGTGCCAGAGATAGACTATGGCCGCTGGACCATGAGTGAGACATCTGCGAGAATTGTTAAGCACTGTAAAGCGACACAGGCATATAAATTAGGTATTGAGAAAGGCGCTCTGTATCAAGCCATTCAGAAAGATGTACTAGATGCCATGAGAATACAAGGGCACCATTCTAATTTAGTCGAATTGACGCACGGGAATCAAAACAAGACAGATCGTATCGTATGGGCCTTGCAATCCCGACTAGAACATGGTTTAATTACGTTTGGTTCTGGCAGTTACCTACGTAAGTTTAAGGATGAACTCCTGAACATACCGAATAAAGGCACCCACGATGACCTCCCTGATTCACTGTCCCTTCTAGTACAACTAATGCCTCTGACTGCTTTACAAGGAAGTCTTAATGATCTATACTACGACTACCGTTCTTCAGAGGACACATCAAACGCACAATGGAGCAGCTAACCCATGCTAAACATTATTGACACAGGACCCGGAGTAGCATTTTCTGGGAATGGGATGGAAGTTCCCAAGGCAAGCCGCACAGCACACACTGAAGGACAGATGCAGTTGTTAAATCAAGTACGTACCCACTTGGCAGAGTCCATCAGAGACATACGAAATAATCAGCTAGTTCAGTGGGAACGCAACCATAGGGCCTACGAGCGTACATGGTCCGCGCAGGACGTGACCCGTCCCTCTGAGCGCTGTAAGTACGTCAGTGCTGTAACCCAGACTGCGGTAAATGATACCACGGCGGGTGTCTCCGACGCACTCTTTGGATATGGCCGCTGGTTCACACTTACGGATAATGCCCAGGATAAAGACAAGAAAGACATTGAGAACGCAGGTACCATTCTTGATGAAGAACTCCGTGGGAATACTGCTCAGGAACAGTGGGAGCACCTCCAGTTACTGGGTCAAATATATGGCACAGGTATCATGGAATTAGTGCCTGTGAAGGTTCGGGAATATATCCCAATGACTAAACCGGATGGTACCTATGGCGTAGAGAAGAAGATGGTTGTCCGCGTGCAGAACGTACCTGTGCGTCCTCATGACTTTCGCATCGCAGTAGGGGCAACCGACATTGCTACAGCACCTTGGTGCGCGACTGAGCGCTATGAACCTATCGTAAACTTTACATCTAAGGTTCAGAATGGCACTTGGAAAGACAACTTTATTGACCCTTCCGCACATACATTCCAAGCAGACGATCTTACCTCAGGTGACTTAACCTACGAGCACCGTCCTGGATACGTTCTAGTTACGCGCTATTACGCTAAAGTTGACGCAACCTTACTTGATGGTCCTCGCTCTGAGCAATTCCAAGAGGCTTGCGTTATTCTGATTAACCGAACTATGGTTGCTTACGTAGGCGAGAACCCCTTCATGTGCCAGGACCGCCCTTTCGTAGACTACCGCCCTTTCAAGGTCCCCGGTCGTTTCTGGGGCTTAGGTGCCGCTCACTTAGTAGCACAGGATCAGGCATCGTTCGACCGTCAGTATCGTACACATGAAGATGCTCTAGCGTTCACCGCTTACCCTATGACTGGTATGGACGCCTCACGGGTCCCTAAAGGATTGAAACTAAGCGCTGAGCCGGGTAAGAACCTGATGGTTAATGGTCGCCCTAGTGAGATTATTGAGCAGATCACCTTAGGTGCTCCTTCAACAGTGGCACTAGACACTGCCCAGCGACTGATGGATTGGTCTAAGTCGTCTACAGGTATTCCCAGCGGAGGCGTTGGAATGTCTCAGATGCAGGGTGTAAAAGCAGGCGTAAGTGAAATGAGTTCTGTACCAATCACTCAAATGATTAAGCGTCAAGTACGCAGTTTCCAGAACGGAACCCTAGTACCGGCTCTCAAGATCATGACTAAGTTCTTTATGCAGTTTGACCCTGAGCGTTTCCCTGCTACCGACTTTAACTTTAAGGTGGAGGGCGCACTATCCATGCTTGAGAAGTCATTCGAACGTGCAGAGCTTCAGACGATTATTCAGAGCATGACTGACGATAATCCAATTAAGCCTGCGCTTATCGCTCAGATGGTGTCCTTAACAAGTCATCCGAACCGTGAAACACTGGCTGAAGCACTTATGCAGCTATCTCAGGAACGCGCCGAGAAGGAACAGAACGACTCTCAGGCCATCGTACTTAAAGAGATTGCAATGCGTAAGCTGGCCGCTGAAGCCGCTAAGATTGAAGCCGAAGCTCAACAAGCTGATGCCTACGGTATGTACTGGCACGCTAAGGCGGGGGCAGTTCAGCTAGAGATTCAAGCGGATATGCTTAAGAGTATGGTCATGAATTCCTCAAGCCAAGTGCCTGATGATGTTGAGATGAAGCAGAGAATGCAAGCCATGGACATGATGTTCAAAGAGATGACCATACGTGAGAAGCAGTTAGATCGTGAGTCAAATGAGCGCATTGCACGTATGCAGATGAGAATTAGGGAAGGAAAGACCGTGGATGAAGGTATACTTGCAGACTTAGATGAAATTCTTGAAGGGGGTGAATAATGGCTATAGTACGTACTGACGTCAATTTAACAGCGGTTACTTACGCTGCTGGTGAGGATATTATTATTCGTAACGGGGCTACGTTAACTATAAGCGCTACCCCTACGGTCAGACCGGGCAACATCATTTGTAACACCTCAGGTCGTCTCCTTGTATTTAACCCTTCTTCTACAGTTCCTCTAATTTTAGAACTTAGTGACTTTACTAAGGACTTTGTGTTTAGTGCGGATGGTAAATTCCAAGTAGCAGGATTGTACGGAGGCATTGTCTTAGGTACAAGTACAGGAGCTAGTCAAGTTCTAAACGTAGCAGCCCTAGGTTACAATGACCTTACCTACATAGAAGCAGAACGTGTGGCCGGTTCCGGGCTGTTCTTTCCTTTACCTTTAGTTGTGTCAGATGCCCGGTTCTACAACGTAGGGCGTACAATACATCGGGGGTGCATTGCTTCAGACTTTTCCATAGATCATGTAGTCGCGCTATACGACCAAAGCGCAGGCACTGTAACTATCGGAGCTAACGGGGCGTTTCTCCCTGTGGGTGTTAGTATCCGCGTACCTAATATCCTAATAGGGAACCGTGACTCTAATAACATGGCCGCAAGTACCACACATACCTTGTTAACTGAGGGCGTACCTACAGGCGGTAATTTTACAATCACGGTGAAGCGTCCTCGGCTAGGCAC